TTACGAACATTCCTTCTGCCCCGTAGTCACGTCGAAGTAGCAGGCGGTCCCCTCGTGCTCGTCCACCAGTTCGTCCTTCACGGGTTCACTGGTGTCCTCGGCGACCTCCTCGTCCTTCGAGGCATTCAGGATGCCGTAACGCTTACCTGCGGCACGGAACGTCGTGCAGCCAGAGGCTCCCCCATTGTAAGCATCAAGGTAGACCTGCTTGAACTCGTTCCACGACACGTCGTCACCGATGTTGCAGGTCTTCGAGCACGAGCTATCGACGTAGCGCGAGCACAGGTTGAGCACCGCCACGTGCTCCTCAGGGGACAGGTCGTCAGCCTTGCGGCCATGGTTGCCAAACACACGGACACCGTAGTCGTCCACCCGTTCCACCTTCGGACCCTCGAAGGTCTGGATGGTCCTGTCGTAGCCATAGGAGAACACAGGCTCGATCCCCGAGGACACGTTGTCAGCGGTGAGGCTGATGGTGCCGGTGGGGGCGATGGACAGGAGGTGCGAGTTGCGAATGCCGAAGCGTTCGATCATCTCGCGGATTTCCAGAGGCAGGGACTTGGCGAAGCCGCTCATCACGAACAGGTCAGGATCGAACAGCGGGAACGGGCCCTTCTCCATGGCGAGGGAGATCGAGGCCTTGTAGGCGGTGTCCCGTAGGGTCCGCATGATCTCCTCGGTGACCGCGAGGGACATCGGGGAGCCGTAGGGGTAGCCCAGCGCCTCAATCGCGTTGGCAAGCCCGGTGACCCCGAGGCCCATGCGACGCTTCGACTTGGCCTCTTCCTCCTGCTGAGGCAGCGGGTAGATGGCATTGTCGATCACGTTGTCCATCGCACGGACCACATGGGGGATGTCGTGCTTGAACAGTTCGAAGTCGAACACATAGTCTTCGATCTCGTTGTCGATCTTGATATACTTCACGAGGTTGAACGATCCCAGCAGACAGGCACCGTAGGGCGGCAGGGGCTGCTCCCCGCACGGGTTGGTCGCTGCGATGGTCTCGACATACCAGAGGTTGTTCTTCTGGTTCATCCGGTCGATGAAGAGGACACCGGGTTCCGCCCAGTCCCACGTAGCCCGCATGATCTTGTCCCACAGGGCCGTCGCGCGGACCTGCTTGTAGACCCGACCTTCGAACACGAGGTCGAACATGGTGTCAGCCTCGACTGCCTCCATGAACGCATCGGTGATGCCGACCGAGATGTTGAAGCCGGTGAGCTTGTCCGAGTTGGTCTTGGCGGTGATGAACTCCTCGATGTCAGGATGGTCCACCCGCAGGACACCCATCTGGGCACCCCTGCGGTGACCCGCAGAGGCGATGGTGTGACAGATCGCATCGAAGATCCCCATGAAGCTCAGGGGGCCACTGGCCTTGCTGTCGAGGGACTTGATGAGGTCACCACGGGGACGGAGGTTGGAGAAGTCGTAGCCGATCCCACCACCGAGGCGCATGGTCTCAGCAGCCTCAGCCGCCTTGGACATGATGTCCTCCATGCTGTCCTCGATGGTCCCCGAGACAAAGCAGTTGTAGGGCGTGGTGGCGCGGGGGGAGCCCATGGCTGCCTGCACCCGACCAGCTTCCATGAACCGCATGTCCTTGGTGATCTCAAGATACTTGCGGAAGTGCTCAGGGCTATCCGTGATGGCCCCTGCGACACGGGCCTTGGCTTCCTCGAAGGTCTCCCCGTCGAGGCGGTATTTCATCTGGTGAATTTCTTTCGAGATGGGAAGCGTCGGCCCATAGCTCATCGGTTGTCTCCTTCTCCTTGGATCACGTTGCGGTGCTGACGGTCGGTCAGCTTGAACAGGTTCATCTCGGCGATGTCGCTGAGGTCATAGCCGAGGTCGGTGGCGAGGTTGGCGAGATACCAGAGGACATCCCCAAGCTCCTTGGCGATCTCCTCGCGGGTGTAGCTGTCGATCCCCATGGGCATCAGGGTGTTCTTCCGCAGCAACTTCTTGATCTTCTCAGCGACCTCCCCGGCTTCACCGGAGAGGCCGAGGGTCGGGTAGACGATCTCGTAGTGCTCAGGGTAGACCGCGAACTTGCGGGCCGACTGCTGGTAGGTGTTCATATCGATCATCACAGGTTCGGCCTCTTGCGGGGTTTCGGTTGCTCGACTTGCAGGTATTCGCCGGTGGCGATCAGGCAGGTGTTCCCATCCGGGGTGCTGACCACGATCCCGAAGACACCATCGGTGCCCTCGAAGACGCGGAAGAGGTTCCCCGTGTGGAGGAGCCCCGAGATCACGAGGGTGTCCCCGCGTTCCTCATGGCCCTTCATGGCAAGATCGGTAGGGACGCAGCGCACCTCCTGCCCGAAGGCGACGGTGGCGAGGGTGACGGCGAACACGAAGGTCGCCACGGCGGTCATGATGTTCTCGAAGGTGAGTTTCATTTCAGTAGTCCTCCAGTTGGGCGATACGCTCCTCGGCGTAACGGATGACCTTCTTGAGGTCGGTGATCTCGCTTTCGGTAGGGGTCTGTCCATCGTAAGCCTTGAAGCCAGCCCGAGAGGCATACTTCACGATGTTGCCACGCCAGAACTCGAAGCCGTTCCGCATGATGTAGGTCAGCGGTTCGATCTCCCACCGGGCGTAGTGATCCGGCTGCTCGATCAAGTCCTCGACGAAGACTTCTTCGAAAGGACCGTCAAGGGCCTCGGGGGACATGCGGGCCTTCTCGGCCTCGATGTCGGCAGCCTCGTAGATGTCCGGTTCGGGTTCCCCGACGAGCGGCCAGTCCTCGAAGAGATCGTCGATGAACTGATCCATCCACTCACCCTCGGTTGCCGGTTCGAAGCGATACCCGTAGTTGCCCTGCAAGTTCCCCTCGTCGTTCTTGATGGTGTAGAAGTGGTCCTTCACGTCGTAGGCGAGGACCTCGTAGATGCGCCCCTCGGTGAGGCGGCGATCGTGTATCGCGTCGATGCAGCGGATATACTTCGGGAAGACGTTGTTCATTTGGGTGTCCACAGCGTGACCCTTTCCTGTTCGAAGTTGTATTCACCGTGGCGCAGGATGCGGGCACAGCGGGCTTGTTGGAGGGCATCCTCCTCGGTAAGGCCTGCTTTCACGTAAGCCTTGACCACGGCTTCCCACGAGCAGTCCTTGTCGAGGATGCGCTGGGCAGCGACGGGGCCGACCTTGGGGCAACCCTTGTAGTTGTCCGTGGGGTCACCCGTGAGGGTCTGGAAGAAGAAGTTGTAGTCGGCTTCCGCTTCCGTGGTCTCGTCAATCTGGCCGTCCTCAGCGTTCCACAGGAGACCGGGGATGGTCTTCATGTCCTTGTCAGCGGACCAGATGACCCGCTCACCGTCTGCCTCGGGGTCGGTCGCCCAGATGCCGATCAGGTCATCGCCTTCGAGGCCATGCCACATCTCGGCGTAGAGGTCTTCGAGCATGAAGTCGCGGAGACCTTGGAGGATCATCGGCTTCCGCCCACCGCTCCGGTTTTCCTTATAGGTCGGCAGGACCTCTTTGCGGAAGTTGAAGGGGTGGGTCAGGAACAGTTCGAACTCGTCAGCGTCCACGGCTTCGACGATATACTCGATGGCGTTGTGGACCTCCTTGATGCCGTCGTTCAGATCGGCGTGAAGGACGTGGCGACCGTTGAACTCGAAGACCTCCTCTTGGCTGGATGCGATCTGGTAGGCGAGGATGTCTGCGTCGATCAGGACCATTCTCATTGGCTCTTCTCCTTGAACTCGCCGCACCAATCACGGGCGGTCGTTGCGGTGGGCTGGGGATACCGGCGGCACAGGAGGGTGCCCCGGAATTCCTCCATGAAGGCGCAGTTAATACACCTGCGAGAGCTTGGCTCCTTACGGGGGGCCGTCTTTGTCGCCTTGGTAACCGTTGCGGGGGCCGTCCGGGCCTTCGCGGTAGCGCGGGTCTTCTTTGGGGGCGTAGGCGTCTTCTCGCTCGTAGTAGTCATCCACGATCTCCTTGAGGTTGGTGAGAGCCTCGACCCCGACGAAGAAATCGACGGGGTCTTGGGCTATGTGCATCAAATCGAAGATTGCTGCACTCGGGTGGTCCTCGATGATGAAGTCGCCGATAGCCATCATCAGCAACTCGTCACTGGTAAGCTTCATCAGTGGGTCTCCTTCCAATTCGCTCCCACCTTATACTCTCCCGTCAGGGGAACCCTTACGTTGAAGTAATCACCAGCCCTGCCGATGCACTCGACGGCCAGTTCCCCGGCAGCCTCGGCGAACTCCGCATCGACTTCGAGTTGGATTTCATCATGCACGTTGGCGACGAACTTGACGTGATCCCCGAGGCCCTGCTGGAGGGCATCTTCGAACTCCACGATCCACCGCTTACACACCAGTGCCCCTGCGGATTGCAGGAGCGTGTTGAGGGCGCTGTGGGCAGACCTGACGTGCAGCTTGCGACCGTCGAGGCCCTTGAGATACCCACGGGTCTTAGCGGCCTTCTGGACGCCGTTGATCAGCCCCTTGAGGGCCGGGGTGGCCTCTAGGAACTGGCGCTTGAGGCGCTTGCCCTCCTTGGCACCCTTGCCCACGATCTTCCCGATCTTCTCGTCACCCGCTCCGTAGAGGAAGGCGTAGATGAAGGTCTTCGCGTTGTTCCGGGTGGGCAGCCCAGCGGCCTTCTGGTTGGCCGTGTGGACATCCCCCTCGACAACCTCGCGGGTGTAGTTGGGGTCGTTCATGTAGTGGGCCAGCATCCGAAGCTCCAGCCCGGATACGTCGATGCCCACCAGCTTCTTACCCTGAGGAACCTTGAACAACTCACGGCACTCAGCACCATACGGGGCACCCACAGAGGGCACCTGAGCGACGTTGGGGTGACTGTGCGTCATCCTACCAGTGACCGCCCCGTTGCTGTTCACGGAGCCGTGGATGCGCCCGTCAGGGTGAACCTGATTGAGCCACCCCTGCTTACCCTCGGCAAGCTGGCCGATCCTCTTCTGGAGCATCAGGTATTCACCGATCTTCTGAGCCTCGGGATACTTGAGCTTGAGGAGGACGTTCTCATCGACCTTGACCTGTCCCTTGTCGGTGAACTGGTCAGGCTTCCACCCACGGACCTTCATGAGGCGATCCGCGATGTGGTGACGAGAGCCGGGGTTGAAGACGTTGAGGTTGACCTCGGTGTAGGGCGCACCGGCCCACGTCGAGTGACGATCCACCGACTTGTAGTTGACGGTGCGCTTGGGTTCCTTGAGACCCGCCGGGGCGAACCAAGGTTCGAAGAGGTTCTGGAGTTCACCTTCGATCTCGGCCCGCTTGACTTGCAGGTCCGCAAGGAGCCTCTCGGCCTTCTCGGTGTCGAATAGGAAGCCGTTGCGTTCCTGCTGGGCGATGATCCAAGCGACCCGGTGTTCAAGCTCGATGGCTTTGGGGTCAGTCCCCTTGCTGTCGATCTTGTCCAGCAGGGCCTTGGTGGCGCGAACGTCCTGCTCGCAGTAGGCCTGCATCTCGGGGTTCCACTCGGCCCACGGGTCGAGGCCCTTGTCCTTCATCTCCTTGCTGTAGTCACCCTTCCACTCGTTAAGGCGGTAACCCCACGCTTCGAGACCGTGGGAGCCACGCAGGTTCCCCGGCATACCCTTCTTGATCGCTGGGGTGTCCAGTTGGCTCAGGTTAGGCCAGATCAGGCGGGACATGACGAGGGTGTCGAAGACCTTGTCGCGGTCGATGTGGCACCACGGGTAGACCTTCTGGATCGCGGGGATGTCGAACTTGATGATGTTGTGACCGATGATCTGGTCGGCATCCATGAGCATCTGGAGGCCACCTTCGATGGCACCGGGGCCAAACGAGTGCATGTCCCCAGTGTCCACGTCCATCAGGACCAGCGAGTGGATCTTGGTCAGGTCATCGAGGAGCCCGTTGGTTTCGATGTCGAAGACGTATCTTGGCACTGCTTTCCTCCTTCGATGACTGTGAGTGATCCCCTGACGGCCTCCCTCAGTTCCCTTTCGGCGACTTGGAGGGCTATGGCAGTGTAATAACCGGGGTTCTGGGAGAAGCGGCGGCGAGCGTTGCGCCACCTCTTGGCTTCACGGGTTGTCATGTCGTAGCCCTTCCGATGTCGAAGACGTATCTGGGCATGGTGGTTCCTTCATATTGCGTTGACCTCATCGAAGGTCATCTCATCGATCAACTCAGGTTCGACCTCGGTCTCCATCCAAGCCTTTGCCCCACAGGAAAGCGGTTGTTGGCTATAGACGCAGCGGGAGGGGCCGTTGAGGCGAACCTCACGGGCGTAGCGAGGTGACCCGCTGCGCCCCTTCTTGACCGTGAAGACCGGGCGGTTCGCACCGTCCCGGCCATTGCGGTAGATGAAGTTCCTGTTGACGTGAATGATCCACATGTCAGTCAGCCAGCGAGTAGCGGACGTATTTCTGCCGGGTGATCGGGTGATACTTGGTGTTCGACACGATGTTGTGCCCGGCCTCGCGGAGTTCGTTGATCCGCTTGGTCAGGCTCTGGATCGAGTATTCGACCATGGCCTCCCGCACGGTGATCGAACCGGCCTTACGGAGGTGCTTCATGATCTTCTGGTTCTGGGTCATGCCAGTGTTCCTTTTCCATCCTTGGGTTTCATTGAGGGTCACTCGGTAATTCCAGTAGGGGAACTCTTGGAGGGCCCAGAGTTCACCGCGAGAGGCCGAGAGATACGTTTGCTCGGCCTCTACGAAATCGCAGGTATCAGTAGTCAGCAGCCGCGTCACCAAACAGGGTGGCGGCGCTGGGCTCTGCGCTGATCCGTCCTGTGTCGGGCGAATAGTGCAGAGTGCAGGCCTGACCGGTATCCCCGGAGAACCTGTTCTTGAGGACGCGCACTGTCGTCTCATTCCGGTGTTCCTCGTCTTGTTGGTCACGCTCAAGCCCGATCACGAAGTCGGACAACTGAGCGATGGCATGGGAGCCACGGAGTTGCGACAGGGCCGTAACAGCGCCCTGCTCGTGCCCCCGGTCACCCTGAGGGCGGCGTAGGTGGCTGATGACGAACAGGCCGATCTTGAGTTCCTCCACCAGTGACCGAAGCTGGGTCATCAGGCGGTCGATCAGTTTCCGCTCGTCCTCTCCATCGTTGGCGGTGCTGTCGGACACTGCGATGCTGATGTGGTCGAGGACGACGAAGTCGCACTGACAACCGACAGCAAGATACCGAATACGGTCGAGCAGATTACCAGCCGATACTGATCCAAAGTGATCGTAAAGCCAGAGCCGTCCCGTTCCAGTAGTGGCCTCAAAGGCTTCCTTGAGTTCATCCTCGGTCACTCCTTCGCGTGTCAGGTGGATCGGCTTGTTGATGTGGATGCCCATGAGGCCCTCAGCGGTCCTCGCGACACCCTCTTCGAGCATCATCATGCCCACGACGTAATCCTTCTGGAGCAGGTCGTAGGCGATCTCGCGGACCACAGCCGACTTACCGACACCGGAGCCAGCCGTGAGGACCACAAGCTCACCCTTGCGGATGCCCATGGTCTTCTTGGTGAGGCCCTCCCACGGGTAGGGGATGCCGACCTCCTTAGGCTTCCGCACCTCATCCCACAGATCGGCGGCGTTGATGATGCCATCCGGCCTGTAGACCTTGGCGTTCCAGAAGGCAGACGTGATCTCCCCCTGACGGCCAGCCTGTAGGAGTTCGCTGGGGTCTTTGGCGGGCAACTCAGCGATCTTGGCCTGCCCCGGCTTGAGCAGGGAGGCGACCTCCTTGGCAGCAGCCCGACCCGCCTCGTCCATGTCGAACATGATGACCACGTTCTGGAACGATGCGACGAACTCAAGCTCCTTGCGGATCGCCTTGGCGGCACCGGCGGCACCATTAGGGACGCTGACGGTGGGCCAGCGGTTGTCCTGAGCCTGACTGACGGAGAGGCAGTCGATCTCACCCTCGGTGATCACGAGGTGCTTCCCTCCGGGGCTGAACAGGTGCTGCCCATACAGGCCGCAGTTCTTGGTGTCCCCGATGAACTTGAAGGTCTTGTCGGGGAACCTGATCTTCTGAGCGACGATCTGGCCATCCCGCTGGTAGTTGGCGATCTGCACGGTGGTTCCGTGGTAGTCGCCGAGGGTGTAGCGGAACTTGCGACAGGTGTCCTCCCGCAGGCGGCGCTTGGCGAGGGCCTTCGACTGACCAGTGGGAAGCAGGCCGTCAGCCTTGCGTTCCCTCGGTGCAGGCTCAGAGGCTTCCCCTTTCTTGTAGGTGTTGCAGGAGAAGCAGTAGGTGTGGCCGTCGTCGTAGACAGCGTTGGCATCGGAAGACCCGCACTCGTCGCACGGGCCGTGGAACATCAGGTTGCTCTCGGTTTGCTCGTCGAGCACGGGTCTCTCCTTATGACTGTGGGCGGTCGTGAACCTCCGCGTTGGGGTATCGCTCCTGTAGGACCAGCTTGAGGTCTTCGAGGGCGTCGATCTGTTGGAGGTTGCGGGTGTCGGTGCGGACCTTATCGACGAGGCCCCCCACGATCCCGATGGCGACCGAGATATCGTCCATGCGTTTCGAGTGGGAGCCTACGGTTTCGATGTGTCGCCCGAGGGTGATGTTGCCGTTCGTCAGGATCAGGAAGTGATAGCCGATCCCGAGGCGACCCTGACGGCAATGCAGGGCGTCGATCTTGACAGCGTCGATGTCCTCCTTTGCTTCTGTGATGGTGTCGCGCACAGCGATGTAGTCGGTGCGCTCCCGAGGCAGGGTCTTGAACAGGTTGGAGCGGAGGTTCATCGGAACCACCATCCAAGCGTCAGCCCCGTCAGGAAGGTCAAGAAGGGGGTAATCCATTCGAAAAATCCCATGTGGTAGAGCCTTCGGCAGAAGAGGTTGAACTTCACTCGGTTCATGTCCCCTCCTGTAGCCATTCCGCCGGGATCGAACCCTTGGCGTATTGGAAGCCATGCTTCTCGCACCACATGGCGTAGGTGGTCTTCGACTTCTTACTGATCCTCGTGTTGGGGTTGTTGAAGACGAACCGGATGTCCAGTTCGGGGAATTGGTCCTTGATCAGGAGGTGCTTCTGACGGTCAGCCGTTAGGAACCGGCCTTTTGTCTCGATGATCAGAGGCTTGGTGCGCGGGGTGCCGTCGATGTTCTCCCTAATGATGAAGTCAGGGGTATACCGGGCAACCCGCTCAGGCTTGATATACTCGATCTTCTCAGCCTCGTAGGTGTAGGGAACCCCGAAGCTGTCGAGTTCCGCAGCATTGGCCTCTTCCAGACCGCTGCGGAACCCATACCGCAGGCCAACCTCCTCAGTGGAGAGTGTCCTGCGCTTAGTAGTCACCGTCCTCATCCTCCGTGCCGTCAGGGATGAAGTCGCCGCCGAGATCGTCATCGTCGCCAGCCGTGAAGCCGTCGCGCTTGCCGAAGCCCATGTCCTCGGCGCTCTCGCCACCGCCCTCGACCAGTTCGATGATCTGGACACCGACCGGCTGGAGGGACACGCCCTTCTTGCCACCGGCGTCCCACTCGTAGACCTCGGCGCTCACGGCCATCACCGTGCCGCCCCAAGGGTTCACCTCGACGGGCTTGAGGTCAGCCGAGAACAGCTTCGGGCGGCGGTCCCAAAGTTGGCCGTCGCGGCGCATGCGGTTCTTCACGCGGCACTTGAAGATGACGTTACCGGTTTCCTCACCGGTCTCCTTGTCCTCTTCGAGATACCACATGGTGTTCGCCGACTTGCTCGGGGCCTTGCCGGTGTGGGCCTTGTGGATGTCGGACAGCTTCTTCATCAGCGGCTCGGCTTCCGAAAGCGGAATGGCGAGGTCAGCCTTGTATTGCCCGAGTTCATCGAACTTGGTGTCGGGGGTGCGGAGCGCCGGGTAGACGGCCCGACCGGGACCGATGGTGACGCGCTGGGATTTGTTCTGAGACATGCGTAATCCTTTCGATATCGTAGGTGTTGATCAGGAAAGTCCGAAGCGGGCCTTGAACGCCGCGATCTTCTTGGGCGCAGCACGGGGGCGGATGATCGGGAGGAGTTCCTCCACGGCACACAAGTCCATGCACAAGGACGGGTAGGGCCGGTCGTCACCGGGGAACCGATATTCGAACACAGCCGGGTGACCGTTCCCCTTGAGGGGGAGGACAACGTCTTGGAACCACTTCTGGAAACTGCCGAAGGCGAGGACGCCGAGGATGTGGCTCACAGAGGCCGCTTCTTGCCCAGTAATCGGGTTCACAATGATGGCTTCCGGCTGATGCCGCTCTGCCACCGCGATGATGAGGCGGTCCTTGAGGGTCGAGGTGAAGTCTTCCAGCAGGAGAACATCTTCCGTCACGTCGGTCTTGACGTTTGCGGTGAAGAGCTTCCTGAGGAACTCCATCTGGTCGGGAGTGAACGGACTGATGCTCATGTTAGAGCCCTTTCATGATTTCGGATTGGACTTGCTGCTGTGCCTCGGCGTTGCCGAATGCAGCCTTGATCAGTAGCTCGATGAGCCACTTCTTCGGGTTCTGTGCGAGTTTCGCGATGGCCTTCTCAAAGACCGCTTCGTGTCCTCCTTTCACCGGCTCGGCCTCTTCGACCTTGGCCTTCTTCAAGAGTTGCTTCGTGGACAGATCGTGCTTGGCAGCGATCTTGGTGATCTGGGCCTCGGCCTCTTCCTTCTCAGCTTCGGTGGACCCAGCGTCGTTGGCCTTGGCGTAGAGGGCCTTGACCTTGGTGACTGTGGCTTCCGTGACGGTTGCCTTGGTGGCCTTGGGGGCCTTGCCGAGTTCCAGAACCTCGCGGATGGAGGTGCAGCGGTCAAATTCAGAACGCGTTCTGATTTTCGCCTTCGAGACTTTGATGTATTTGTTCGCCATGTCTTGGCTGAACTCGCAGTTCTCTCTGATCCACGACATGAACTCGCCGTGCTTGAGGGCGTTCTTCTGTTGCTCAAGCATCTCGCCGAGTTCCGCCGCCTTCTCCTTGGCGGTCGCCTCGGCACCCACGATCTCCCGGTGGAGACGGTT